GGGAGGATTTGGTTCTCTGTTCCGTTCCCGTGGTGTTTCAGGGGAAGTGTTCTCTACATTTGATAAGCGATAATCAGAATTTAGAAGATTTTTGGGAAGCGTGTGTTACAATAAGTGAAAATGAGTGACGAAATTATATTACCGATTGAATTGTTTGATGGTCGGCTATCTCTCCGAGAGATAGGAACGGTGGGGGTGATCATGTCATATCCCCATCAACCCAAAGATGTGGTTGACAAGTGGGATGAGACTGCTATCTTCAACCAAATGATCAACAAGATGATGGATCGGGGAATGATCGTCGTTGAAGGGGATGAACTGGTATTGAAGATTGATGGAGAACCAAAACATAAAAATATGAAGATTGAAACAGCACTGAATGAATTGTATAACAATGGAATCTGCAATGAGGACAACGTGGAGGCGATCCGTGATGTCATGGAAGAGCTTGCCAATGATTTCTATCATCTGGGTTACGAGGATGGTAGGATTGATTTTGAGGTGAGTGGTGACACGTTCACAGCTTATGGAAAGAAGGAAGACTTCTCTTAAAAACTAGACTACCATAGAGCTATGAAAGCAAGCCACCGAAAAACAAAGACCGGATTCTACCCCGTGGTCATCTTTAACAACAAGAGTCGCATGACGCATCGTGTTCTATGTCTGACAAAGGACATGGCTAAGATCGCAGCAGAACAAATTATTCAAGATTGGAGAATTCAATATCCTGAACACATGGAAGTGTATGATAAAGCCGTAGATTAATATGAATATACAAGCATACGTTAATATTGAGCCTAGCACGATCAAGAGAGAATTGACCAGAAGTGAGTGTCTGGAGTTCATCACTGAAATTGATGCTGCATACGAGGAAGTGGATTTCACATTGGAATTGATTAGAATTTTGATGAAATCTGTTAAGGGTGATCTGGAGAATTACGAATGGAATGAATTATTGGAATCGTTTACGAAATTATGATTAAGATACCTGAAGAAATTATAAACAGATTCAATTTACCGAATACGGCATTTCTATCTGGAAGTAGAGCCATGGGATTCCCAAGAGAGGGAAGTGATTGGGATGTTTGTTTTCCCAATCATCTAATTGTGGAAATTAAAGAGAAATGCGATAATGTCAAGGAAAGCGAATACTTCGAGGGATTTGTAACACAATTTGGGAAATATAAAGTGAATTTCATTCCTCTCCATCCTTTGGACATGGCTTGTTGGATTCTGGCAACCAAGACAATATCTGACTTAAACAATATCTACGAACATACCAGAGTAAAAGACCCTGCAATGCGCCATGGAATATTTGAAACATTCAGAGGGGTGTTTAAAACGACCATTGTTTATGGGGGAGCAGAGGCACTTGATCCGATGATTGAAAAGTTGCTTGCTGATTCTTAAAAACTAGAATACACTCATACCATGACAACGCTGGTTAAATTTCCCCGAACCTCCCATCTCCCTTGGAGTGAAGGATGCACATCTGATGATAAGATCATTCCTAATTTGGATAGTTTGATGAATCAGAATGTAGTTGTCACTGAGAAGTTGGATGGTGAAAATTGCACTTGGACTAAAGATAAAATCTATGCTCGCTCTACATCTTCCGATGGTGGTTTGCTTAGGGAACGAGTGAAGGCACTATGGTCTTCCAAACGATGGTTGATCCCCGATGGATTGAGAATTTGTGGGGAGAATATGCAATGGGAACATTCTATTCGATATGAAGATTTGGAATCTCCTTTTTATATTTTTGCATTGTTTAATGATGAATTCTGCATTGGTTGGGATGATGTTCTCTTTTATTCCGAATATATAGAAATCCCCACTGCCCCTATTATTTTCGAGGGGAAATTTGACAATTCTACCATCGATTTATTAAAAAATCTAAATTTAAATGGTCGAGAAGGATATGTGGTTCGCAAAAAAGAATCATTTAAGTTTGATGAATATTCAACGTGCGTTGCAAAATTCGTCCGAAAAGACCATGTTCAGACCAACATCCACTGGACAAAAAATCTTAAAGAAAACGGTTTTAAAAACTAGAATACCATCACGCCATGCAAAGACTTATTGTAGCAGCAGCAATGCTCATGGATGATGGTGACGTTATCGTGGGTGTCCGTCATTATTCTCCAGAGATGCGAAAAACGCTTGAAAAAGCTTATGGTGAGAAGTATCATCTAAGAGTTAAGGAACAAGGGTTTGTTGATCAAAAGGGTGTTTTTCTCAATCGCAAGGATGCTTGGGTAATCGCTGAACAGGAAGGTCAAATCAGACGTAAAGTATCGACCGAAGGAACACTTTATTCAGAGAATCTTTATTAAAAACTAGACTACACTTGAGCCATGCAGATCAACACACTGGAAACCAAATTCGCAAAATGCTCCTCAATTGAGATTCCCGAGTCCTACTACAATAGGATGACCACGGGATGCCCCGAGATTGACCTGATGTTCGGCACTGAACACCTTCCCGGATTCATGCCCGGAAGCGCAATCTCCATATGTGGAGTTGGAGGTTCCGGCAAGTCCACCGCACTTTGCCAGATTGCTCAAATGCTTACCACTCAAGGTAAGAAAGCTGCCATTGCATCTGGCGAGGAATCCCATCTACAACTTGCCTATGCTTGCAAGCGTCTTGGGGTTACAGATGTGGATGTTGCCCATATCAGCAATGTGGAGGATATTGCGGAAGCCATGCAGGAATATGATTTCATGGTTGTGGATAGCTTCCAAGCTTTGCGTTCTTCCAATTCCAAGATGAAGAAGAGGGAATTCTATCAGTATGCACAAGACTTGCTTCTCTCAACTGCCAAGGAAACGGGATGTGTTCTGGTGTTCGTTCTCCATATCACTACCCAAGGACTACCCAAGGGCGGAACCGATATCATCCATGCCGTGGATGTGAATATGAAAGTCACGGTGGATAAGGATGATGATACGATGCGTCTCTTCCATGTATATAAGAATCGTTTTGGAGAAACCAAGATTCACATGGCGATGATGACTTCCAAGGGTTTTGATTTCAAGGGTGCGTATGTTGCTCCCGTGGAAGAGGATAAACCCAAGAAAGACAAGACTCCTGCCGCCGATGTTCGTAAGGAAGAAATCCTGAACATGGATGAGCCTCCCCACTTGACTCTGGATCGGGTTTGTGCCAAGCTTGGTGTGTCGGGTCAAACCGCTGGCATTCTCCTTCGGGAGCTTGTCGGAGAGGGCAAGATGCAGAAGTTTGGCAGGGGTGCTGCCGCTGTATGGAAGATCGCGCAGGAATGTCAGAAATTACACAAACAATTAACGAAATAAAATTATGGGAGTAGATAATAGCACATATATCGGGGTATTTTTGGAAGTTCCAATCTTTGAAGGAATGGTTCCATATACCGTTAAGGTGAATTCCAAAGGTAAGGAGTATGATGAAGATATGCAATTCTGTCCAACCACTGGAGAGAAATTGAAAACGATTGAGAAATCAAAAAAGGAAAGAATATATCCACACCCATACATAGAAGATGAGAATGATGCAGATTATGATACTTTCTGGACGCCGGAATATCACGAAGGTAATAGAAATTTTAAATACTTTCTGATCAATAGTAGAGCAAATCATGTGAGTCTTGAATCGTGTGAAACATACGAATTCTTCGGTAAACGTGATTTTGATGAGGAAATTGAAAAATTTAAAGAAAAATATAAAAAATATCTTGAGTATTACAAAAGCCTTGGGTATGATTATAAGATCAAATGGGGGTGTGTGAATTATGCACACTGATAAGGATAGACGGGAGATAGGTAGAGAAATGGTAATTGCATATGATGAAACATCTTATATGAAAGATGCGATCAAAAGAGTTATTTCAAAATATCCACAAATACCAACAGATGTTCTTGAGATGATGTGGTATTCAATTGATGAACATATAGACAAGTATGAAGGATCTTGAATTAGCAAACGAAATGATCGCCAATCTGGACGCACACAAAGCACAACCGGATTGGCAAGAGACAATGGATCAATTCAAACCAATGATTGAGGAGATCATGGAAGAGGATCAATGCAATGCCATGAAAGCATCCATCCCAATTCTCAAGAAATTCAAAGAGAATGACGATCAATATGGAGCGGGTTTGCTCATGGCGATTGTCACTGATATGATGTTGGAAAATGTTAAAAATTAAAATTATGGAAGAACACGATTATTACAGAGTTCAAGTAACCAAACATAGTTACACGGATGTTTACATTAGAGTCCCCAAGGGAGAGACTGTGACATTCAAGGATAGGAAGCTTATCAAGGAAGCCACGGTTAAGACAACCACGAAATATGATTGGGATGACTATGGGTGGGAAGATGATCTTGAGGTGCATGAAGTGGAGAAGGTGTCTGAAAAGGATGCGACCCAATACACTTTCTATGATGGGTTTGATTTCAAATGCCTTTAAAAACTAGAATACACTTGTGACACTATGAGAAATAAATTATACATTCATAATGGTGCTGGGCATTACATCGGATCGAGAGTAATCGTTTGCGCCACTTGTAGGGAAGATGCTGAGAGCCTTATCAGAAATGAGTTGGATAAAGCTGGACTTCGTGATGAGCCGTTGAATGTTACGGAAGCGAAGTTCAGTAAAAACATGGTGATTCTATTTGAAGACGGGGATTATTGACATGGAAATCATCCCCGTAAAATACAAAATAAAACAGGACATCAATGAGCATGTCTATTACATTGAATTAATGGGAACTGCTAAAGAACCGGGATGGTTTGTCACAATTCGTAGTGGTAGTGATTGGGCTGTATTGTGTAAGGATGGTGGTTGGTCTGCTTGGTCGGATTATAAACAATCATACGCCACTCCAGAGGAAGCTTTGGAGTTCTGGAAAAGTATTTACGTTAAAAAATAGCATAGAATAAAGACATGATTGACGACATCTACAAAATTCTAAGACATCATGACAAAGCCGCAAAGCTGTTGAGGGATATAGAGGATAACAAGATCGCGCTTGCATCCATCATCGCTAGGGCGGCGGATGATATTAAAGAGTTGCGGCGGGAAAACGCCACTTTAAAAGCCAAAATCAAGAAGTGGAAAACATCTTGAAAACCATCGGCATTGTGGTAGGATTCCTTTGTGGATTGTATTTGATCTACCTAATTTTTAAGAAAATATTATGAAACTTAATCAACGAGAACAGACCATCATCAAAGCCATGCGAGGTGGGGAGAGATGTATCTACATGCCTTATGCTGGAAGATACAATCCCAATGCATATTATACCATTGGTAACATTGGAAAATGCACCCGCGAAATCAATAAGCTGATTAAGTTGGGTTTGGTTGGACATGAAACATTGGGATTCAATAAAGAAAAAGTATCCTTAACATCGGAAGGGGAAGCTTTCAAATTGGAATTGGAAGAACCCTATGATGTGTGGGTGGTTAATCGTAGCTGGGGGTTGAAAGTTGAGAAGTATTCAGGATTTCTCAAGAATGACACTCTACTTATGGCCAATGGTAGCTCTGTTAAGAAAAGTAAAGATAAGGAATTCTTCACGGATAGGGATAAGGCGTTTGAACGTGTCATTGCTTTGCAAGAACAATATGTCAGGATAGCGGAAGGAAAGGTTGGGATTGAAAAGAAAGCCTTGGAAGATATGGAACATCATAGGAAGAACCCTGATTTGGATAAGGCTGGGTATCTTTAAAAACTAGAATACAATCAATTCATGAAGCAAGATTATTCCGTTGATATTTGGCGAAGTGTGAACGGCGCGTTGAAAGCAATGTTGGAAGAGCATGGAACCATCACCAAACAGAATTACGGTAGTGCTGGTAAAAGAATTGCTGGACAAATTGAAACCATGATTCATAATCAAATTAGAAAACAAATACAAGAAAATGAACAACTTAGCAAGTATTGAAAAAATCACCCGTGTATATCCTCACTCCACCGCCGATGCCTTGGAGTGCTTAGAAGTCCGCAATTGTCAAGTGATTGTCCCCAAGGACAAGTATAAGGAAGGACAGAAGATCGTATTCATCTGGCCTGATTCCATCCTGCCGGATAAGCCATGGGCGGAATTCTACAAGGCTAAGAGTAGTAGGGTGAAAGCAATTAAGCTCAGAAATCTGTTCAGCTTTGGAATTGTTGAGACATTTGAAAACGTGGGATATACCGGAGAGATTGAAATTGGTAAAGAGATTTCTGAAGAATTGGGCATTTTTAAATACGAGCCACCAGCCCCGAAAGACCTTCAAGCCAAGGGTGGATTGCCGTTTGGTATTCCCAAGACGGATGAAGAGAATCATTATAAATTTGATACTCTCCCATATGGAGAGCTTTGTACAGTTTCTAGGAAAAGAGATGGCTCGTCTGGGTCATTTTATTATCATTTGGAATCTGATACTTTTGGTGTCATGTCCCGTTCTCTGGAACTGAAACCTGAATGTTTCAATATGTGGACTGAACATATTCCTCAATATGATATTGAAAACAAGTTGAGAGAATATTGTATTCAAAATCAAATCTCTCTATGTATTTGGGGGGAGAGCTTTGGTAATGGTCGCAATGGTCACAAGGCTAACGTGGATGCCAAGGAACAAACATCTTGGGAAATGTTCAGCGTGTGGGATATTGAGAAGCGTAGATATATCACTCTGGAAGAAGAGCATAACTTCATCGCGGTAGCCAATGCTTGCGGATTCAAACATGTTCCTGTTCTGGAACAAAACGTGGTTTTAACTACTGAATTGGTTGAAAAGTATGCGAACGGTAATATTGGGTTTGAGGGCGTGGTAATTCATTGTAAAGGTGATACGTTCAAAGTTATATCATTATTTTATGATGCTAAAAAGTAATTGCATATTAATATTTATCACAACGACCATCAACAAAATTTACGACTCTAAAAAATGATTGATATATTTGAAAAACATGGGCTACGCATCGCCCGAATGATAGGACATTCCAAATCGTTCTATCGACACGAACATCCCGATCATGTTGTGGTATTCAATGCCAACGTTTTCACGGAATCATCCGGCAAGGTGTGGCACGGTGATCTGGACTTGACAAAGGATGGGGATAAGCTATCATCCATTTCAAAGGAGATTGGCGAACCGCTGTATGTCTTGTATGAGATGGATGGTAGGTTTGAGAACGAGAATCTGAAATTTAAATTGGTGAAAGAAAAGGCAATCGGGAGATTTTGATATGGATCACAAATTCTACTACTATGAATACTCCGATGATGGGGGACAGACTTGGATGTTTGGGGATTATAGCAAATATTTGATATCCATCATAGACATCACGAAGGACAATCCATATCAGGTTAGAATCAGGAACGAAAAGGATGAAGATGTTAATTGGGATTTTTTGTCGGATGCGAGAGAACAACTTGAATGTATTAGAAAAATATTAGAGAAATTATGAAATTATATTTGATTCGACATGGGGAAAGTTTGGGTAATAAACATCCCGAAACATACTATCAAATGCCCGAATGGAAAATTCCAATTACGGAAGAGGGTAAGCAACAAGCTGAAAAATGTGGTTGCGACTTGGCGTGGAGGATGTATTATGCTATTATGATTTCCAGCCCATATGTGAGAGCTAAAGAAACAGCATCCATAATTAAAGACCAATTCCATAAAGCGAAAATTTTCTCATATCTTGAAAATCCTCTCATTGTTGAACGTGCATGGGGAAACCTACGCGATGAAGTGGAGCAATTCAAGACAAGGGAAGAACGCAATCACCTGTTTGATTTCTATCGTCGCCCAACAGGAGGGGAATCGTTTGCTGATGTTTATCAAAGGGCATTCATCTTTCTGGAATATCTCAAGAACAAATTCAAATATGATAGAGATGATCCATGGGACAGAGAAAACAATATCATCATCGTATCCCACGGTGAATTTCTCAAGGTTCTGCTTATGATCATTGATGGCAACACCGTGGAGGAATTCGATGGTCTGCCGAATCCCAAGAATTGTGAGATTATCATGCGAACGATTGGTGAATAAAAACTAGACCACAATCAGGACATGGAAAACGACCGATGTAGATATACTCCATCATGGAAGGAGCCATATCCAAGGGATGAACATGGTTCATGTCTATGTGAAAATTGTGAAAAGAAACGTCAAAAGACCAAAGCATTGAGAGAAAGACAGAAAGAAAATCTGGATGATGCTTATCTTTGTAGATATTATGGGAAACCTCAATGTGAAATGACCTACGACGATTGGAAAGTTGTGGATACTCTCAAAATAAATCTCAAATTAACTAAAAAAATAAAAGAAACATATGCAAAACAATATTGAAACACTACGGACTAAATTGTGGGATGTAATCGGTCGTATTGAAACCGATCCTAGCTTTGTAGCACAAGCTGTTCAAATCAACAACGCTGCTGGGAAATTGATTTCCACCGCTAAAGTTCAATTGGAATACCATGCATTACGCAAAGAAAGCCCCAATATTGAATTTCTTACTACCCCGAAGAAGTGAAAAATAAAATTATCAAAGCTTGGGATCGCTTCATATACAAACACACATTCCATACAATCAAGAGAATGGCAGTGAATACTCCGGGATTTTCATATCTGCTGGAACTCCACATTCGCAAGTGGAATGAAATGAATCCGATTCCTGATAGCTTAAAAAGCGCAACGGAAACGTTCTTTGAAGCGATGGAGAAATACGATAAAAACTAGAATACAATAACGACATGTTCAAGCTACCACAAATAATCATTGGCTGTGTGCTATTCTTCATCGGCATGTCCATCCCTCTGGGATTCTTCGGACTGTTTGGTATGTTGTTGGCACTAATTGGCGCGTTCTTTCTCTCCCGTCCTTTCGCTTTGGACAGCGGATTTGGGAATACTCCCGCGTTCTTCCTGATTGGCATGTTTGTGTTTATCCCATCGTTCTTTTTAGCTGAAAAGCTATTTATGGAAATCGGGTTAGATAGCTTGACAAGTGGGGTGATTAGGCTAACACTTTGTCTGGTGGCAGGGGTTCTGTCCTTTCTCTCAATCTCAAAAAATTAATAATATGGCACTATATAAAAAAGTATGGTTTAACGCTGGTTATCGAGATAATCAGAAAAACACTGAAAATCCCGAAGCGATTTGCCAAGAGGAATGGAGTCGAATGGTGGATGAGGTTGAAAATAGTAGCTATTCATTCACATTTTTAGTGGAACATTTTCCATTCTATAAACAAGGAGTAACAAAAGCATATAACGAAAAGAACAAATAACATGGCTAATAAAAAAACGAGAGCAAGTCGGGCAAGAGGATGGTGTAGTTCCTTGGATGAAGCTACCAATGGGAACAAAATCTTCAAGGGAGACGTATGCGATACCGCATGGAACGCCAAGGCATCCAACAAGAGGGCGCGAAAGGTCTATGGTAGATCACCCCAACATGGTAAGGACTGATGGGTAGTATCTTCAACAGGCGTAAGATTCTCCATGGCTTTCCAAAGGATGGACAGAAGATCAAAGCCATTGCAAATGAAACCAATTCGTGGTTCACCAATGTAATAGAGAATACCAAGAAGCTGGAGATTGGAAGAGAATATACCGTTCTTAAAACCGAATTAAATTCATCCACATCTTATGTATGGTTGGAGGAATTCGGGAAAGATATGTTTTTCAATCTACATAGCTTTGAATGGGAAATGCCGAAGCTTGATCCGAATGATCTGATTGGGTTCTTTGTTCTTGATTTGCATATGTTAAATTACAAATATGGATTGGGTATCCAGTGGAAGGATGATATCCGTTGTGATGGAAGTCCCATGCTTGTGGTGAAGTGTGAGAACGAGGAACACAAAGACATGGTGACGAGCGCATCTTTTAAAAACTAGAATATAATACGAACATGATCAAATTCATTACAGAACAAGAAAAGACGGAGAACCAATTCCAAGATGTGGAACATGATCAATTCTTCATTGATTGTTTGGGATATCTCTGCCAAAAGACGAATGATGTTACATATACAATCATCGCAAATTCCTATGGCATACCTTATTCAGATCATCGTTTACATGTCAAACGAGAGGATAAAATCGGGAAAATCCTTCCAAAAGTAACCAAAATCGAATTTAAATAATGCACCCAAAATTCAATCCCCAAGCACTGCTTAACAAACCTCTGGAAATCTCCTACTGGAAAGATTCCGCTGGCGAGGACGCAAAAATCGTTGACATTGGCGATGGTCAGTATAAGATCGTATTTGAACAAGCACCGGAAGATGACGAACAAGACGATCCCTTCATCTGGACAACCCAAGAACCCGAATCAGTTGAAGGGGATACAGCATTCTTCCGTAACATTGGAGTGACAAATTTCTATCTAAAAGTAAAACAAAAGAACAATATGAGAACAACCGTGAAGGAACTGAGTGAGAAGCTGGGGGTGGATACCGTTTATGTGAACGGATTTCTCCAAACCCTAATCAAGATGGGCAAGGCAAGCGTGGTGGGCAAGGTGGAGAAACCTGCCGGAACAAGGGGCAAACCTTCCAATATCTACGAAATCAACGAAGGGATCGTGGATTGATTTTTTTCGATAGATTGGTGTAGTGGTAGCACGGCAAATCCGAACAGGACAACCCTGATTAGGTATCCAAAATGGTTGCGATGGTTCGATTCCATCATCTATCAACATTATAAAAACTAGATCACAATACAAAAACAATGAGCAAAACACTAATTACAACACTGTCGGTTCTTGGGGGTATCATCCTCCTTGGAGTAATCCTTCTGGTTTCCGTTCTGGGAAGCTTTAACTCTTACACAAGATTTGAGAATCTGGCGAAAGCAGCGCAAACGGATAATAAAAATATCCTTGATAACACCCGAAAATCCATTCGGGAAGCTGCCAACGTATCAGACAAGGAGGTGGAAGCCCTTACCAACATCATCACGGGCTATGCCGATGCAAGAGGGGGTAACACGGCAGGAGAGGGGCAGCTTGTCACTGTAGGTATGGTGACGGAAGCAGTCCCAAGTATCCAAGGCATTGAAACGCTAAAGAATCTCCAGAACATCGTGGTCGCAGGGCGGAAGGATTGGCAAATGGCGCAAACACGATTGGTAGATATCAAACGACAAGCGGATAATATGTTGGGGACTGTGCCATCTGGTCTTATTCTGAAGATGTTTGGTAAAAAGGAAATTGAAATCATTATTGTGACATCAAAGGAAACCGAAGGTAACTTTGCCACTGGTGAGGATAATTCCAATTGGGTTGAGTGATGAATACCAAATATCCAATAAATACTGAAGTCAGATATGTTGATCCATATGTCTTATGGAAAACGGGTAAGATTGTTGATTACACAATTAAAATGGGTAAAGTGATTGACCATACGGATTCTGGATATACAATCGATCCATGGGCTTCCGGTCATTACGGGCATAAAACATATAATGTTTCAGAAGAAGACATTTGGCCAACGGAAGAACGACTTGAGAATTTGAAAAAAATCGCACCCGTAAAAACCTGTAAAGGTTGGAAAAATAAATAAAAAATGACAAGCGGATATTGGATATTCCTACTGATGATAATCCCTGTGATCGCGGGGATTATCTCTTGGCAAAAGTTCCACACCATTGAATTGTGGGAAGCTGCAACCAGTGTCGGATCGGCACTGTTGGTTATAACGGGAGTCTTTGTGATATCCCAATGTAGCCTGAGTCATGATAATTACACGGAATCGGGGAGGATCATGTCGGTTGTCCATACGCCCGAATGGAGGGCGGAATGGACGGAAACAGAGACATACACGACAACCGATTCCAAGGGTAAATCCCATACACATACAAGACTGGTCACAAAAAGAAAAACACATCATCCCAAATGGGAAGCAGATACTTCAATTGGTCGCATGAGAATCACGGAAGGATACTTCAACCATATTGGAGCCAAGTGGGGGATTCATAAAGAGCGAGGATATCGCCCCAATTATGATTCAGGAGATAGATATGATTATCATTCAATTGTAAGTGATGATCCTGAATATTGTGATTATCCTGTCAACGGGACTGCCATGTGGTCAAACCCTATCAAAACCCAAAAGGGTTTGCACGGATATGGAAAGCTATCGGATAAGGAAATCCAACAATATGGATTGTTTGAATATCCCAACCATGATAAATTCAAATCTTCCCGATTGCTTGGTGATGCTCCTATAAGCCATTGGGATTGGGATAAGATGAACACATACCTGTATGATCAACGGGGAGTGAATGTCCTTATGATTAAATTGGGTAGCATTGATACCGCGAAGAAATTACAACAACATTGGAAGAACGGTAAGAAGAATGATTTGATTCTATGCTATGGTGATGGTTGGTCTTATGTGTTCGGGTGGAGCGACAAGGAGCTTGTTAAGATGAATTTACAGACAATCTTGCTGGACAATCCGATTGATGTTAATATCATCCCTCTGATAAAATCCGAAATCCTGAAAAATTACAAGCCCCACAATTGGGAACAGTATCAGGATGATGAATTCGTGGTGGAGACTTGGATGATCGTCA